TTGGCTTATGAGGAAGATTGGGAAAGTGAACCAGAGATCGAAGAAGAAACAGGTTTTGAGTTAGATCAAATAATGACTCTTACAGATCAATATTTACACACTAATATGGAGGATTATCGATTCAGATATACGGTAGATGATGATGAATATTTGAGGGCAGATTATGACATAAATGTTAAAAGACAAGGTGTCATAAAATATGAAAAATCAAGGAATAGCGTAGAAAGAGAAGGTTATTTATATATACCTAAACATGTATTTACTCATGGGGGTATGTTCCAAATAAACGTAAGGAAAGATGGTTTTTTAATCGATTATCAAAATTTTGTATATGATCCGTTAGGTGAGGTATCAGATCCATTAGATCATATGTATGATCCGCTAGAGGATGAACATCCGGACGATGAAAGAGGACTATTAGAGTCTATGAGAGATGGGATCATGACTATATGGCGTATGCCGATCAATATGGTTAACAATGTAATATCAACAGTAGCCGATATAATAGGCGAATTTAGCGAAACATCAGAGAAATTCATAAATATGTGGGGCAAGGTATTAACGATGTTCCCGTCTGAGATACATTCCATGATGGTAGCAGGATTCGGTTTAGTAGTTATTCTGAGAGTATTCGGGAGGTAAACATGAGCTATCAGGATCTAAGAAATATATTTAATGCAGTTATAGACATTCTTAATATAGATCTAGATTTGGGAATTATAGAATTTAATATCTTAGAGTATTTCATAGCACATTTTCTGTTACATATGTTTATATTCGTGCTCGAATATATCTTTGAGTACAAAGGACAGGAAAAAGAGGAGCACTCAGGCTGACAGGGTGACCATTTTGAGCGCAGCCAAAATGTCACCCTGGTCGGCCATAAGATAGGAGGAATTAACATGGCAGAAGTACAAGAAGTAGAACTCACAGAAGATCAATTTAATCTAATTGAAGAACATCATGAGATGCTTGAGAAACACATAGAGATATATGAGCAATACGGCCATGAAGAATTAGTAGAGATCGTTGATGTGATACACACAATCTCAGACTATGGCCTGATTATATTAGCATTGATAGTGGGTGGACTAGCCATATTAGCGATTGGAGGGCGTAAACGTGCTTTATGATACCATTGTCACTATTATAGGTGAGGCTCCAGAGGGTTTTGAGGTGTTGACATACATAGGTAGCTTAATATTAGGGATCTATACCATTGTATTTGTTTATCGGTTAATATTTACCTTTGTTCAGTTTTTTGGTGGTAGATCATGAAACTGGCCATTTCATGATATAGCCATATACTAAAATTAATTTAGGAGGGTAACAAATGATTCAAAAACTAGCACAGTGTAAGGGTAAAATTACAAAGGTATTGGGTATGACGTTTGCAGTTATGATGCTTTTTGTCGGTTCAGTAAGTGCAGAAACAGCGGATAACGGCCCGGACGCAGGATTAATTACAACTATGGTGGAACTTATAGAAGATGTTATCAGTCTATTCATGGAGCCTCCTCTTGTATGGTTCATTACATTGGGACTTATTGCAGGTGGTATCGGAGTTGTAAAGGGATTGATCCCACGCAAAAGGGCGAAGTAGTATTAAAGGGGCCAAAGGCCCCTTTTTTATTCAAGGAGGGTATAAAATGATAGAACTATTTACAGGATTACCGGGGCAAGGTAAAACCTACGGTTTAACATATAGGACATATCAAGGGATCAAGAAGGGGAGAAACGTGTTTACAAACTTTCCTGCAAAGGGAGCTTTCAAGTTGACGTATGATCATCTATTGGAGGCTGAGTTCCCTGATAATTCATTAGTGATAATTGACGAGATGGGATACTATTTCAACAGCAGAGATTGGAAGGGCTTTCCTCAGGAATTATATCAATTGTTCTCACAACATAGAAAAATGAAAATGGATCTGATAGGGGCTGTTCAAACAGCGAGACGGACCGACGTATCAATCAGAGAATTGGCCAATGTGATCTGGTGGTCCAAGAATTATCCTTTCTTCTTTAAATACGAAAAATACTATGATCATGAGGAGATAGGCAATCCTGATTTTCAAGGTAAGGGTTCAATACTCCTAAAATGTAAGAAGATATTTAGAATGTTTGATACATACTATCAAAACATACAACACGACAGAAAGCAGATTACTTTCGAAGAATGGTTCCCTGGTACGGCAATATATAACCGATCTCCTAGATTCATCGTAACAAATAATCTAAAAAAAGTTACAAAAACCATTGACAATGTAACAAGAAGATGCTATAATGTAACTAACAGCAAACAAAAGGAGGTCATTCAAAATGACAAAGGTGAAGAAGGAAGTAGTAAAAAGAGTAACGTTATCTGAGGAAGGTTTAATCGACAAGATAAGAGATTATAAAGCAAGGTATTTATTAGAAAAAGTATTAAGTAAAGAACTGGCAGAAGTAAGAAAACAACTGGCAGAACAACAGGAATATTTTGATGATGAAGTAAAGGTAACTGATGAACTAGAATACCAACTTACAAAGGAGACCATAGAAATACTAAAACAACAAAAAAATAACATAGTAGAAATGTTAAAACTTACAAAGGAGGTAAATGACGATCAATATTAGGGGTGATGATCTCACCCCTTTTCCATCATGGATAAAAACTTAACATCTGTTCCGACGGCAAATAGTTGCATGGTGTGATGGTGATTATGTAAGGACAAACCCTGATTATCAAATTATCATCGTGCAGTTAAGTAGCGTAGCGGATAAAAGATCAGGGCAAGATTAAAAACCTACAACTCGCTATTACAGTATATTTAAGGAGGTAATGCACTTGAAAAAAGAATACTTGAACGTAGTGCCCCCGTCCTCTAACAGGGGGGCACAAAATACATCAGAAAGTGGTCTCAAGGCCTGTGTTGATTGGCTTTCTAGCACTTTCGAAATTGACATCACTTTGACGAATGTTTTTGAGTTGTTAGGACTAGATCAAGGCGAATTTACAGAGTTAGATCACGGAAAATATGGATATAAAAAACAACTGATAAGGGGGCCAATAAAAGTGTTATATGATGGCTCGGATCAAATGGGGATCCATGTAGAAATGACAGGCGAAGGAGTAAGACAATATCAGATGGAAAAAAACATCTATTTATTTATGGCCAAAGTAATGGCAACAGGTAAAATAACAAGATTAGATCTCAGTATAGACGACTATGACGGTCTTTTGAATTTAAGCACTATCGAAAGAAAGATCAGGAGAGGAGAAGTACAATCAAAATTTAAGAATAGCACATCAATCAGAAAATACGATCTAAAGGACGGTAGAACATCAGGGAGAACAATTTACTTCGGATCATCATCATCAAGAATACGGTTCAGGATCTACGACAAAAAAGAGGAGCAAGAGCGAGACGATCTTGAACATTGGACAAGGTTAGAACTACAAGCAAGAGAAGAAAGGGCCCAACTGCTTACACGGATCATGTTAGAAAATGAGGTTTTTCTAGGCGATATGATTCGTTCAGTAGTCGGGCGATATATAAGATTCACAGTAAAGGGTCAAGGTAAAAATAAGAGTAGATGGGAAACTGCACCATTCTGGACTAAATTTTTAAATGGTGTATCTCAGGTAAAACTAACACAGGAGAAACCTGAGCAGAACATAGAAAAAACGGAAAAATGGATTTATAATCAAGTATCTGTTTCATTGTCTTTACTCTTTAAATGGTATGAAGGAGACATAGAAAAACTTATGGATATTATATCACATGGTAAAGCTAGGACAACGAATTATCATGAACAAAAACTGAATTATATGGGTTAA